ATCAGACCCTTAAGGGCTTTCCACATCATGGTGTCGTTCTGTTCTTTGTCCGGGTCACCGCTCCCTTGGTTGACAAAGATCTTCTTCATGCGTACTTCAGGACGCATCGCATATGGCAGATCGATTCGGTACGTGTAACCCTGAGCATCGAGCGTGTTGTCGGTCGCCTGAATAGTTGTCGTCGTCCATGTTCCGCCTACCGCCATATCCCGGTATTCCAGCGACTGGTAACCGGTCAAGGCACCATAATTGCCCTTAGCATCAAGAAAGACTAAACCGCTAGGATAGAAGATATCGACTTCGATTGCCGTGACCGCTTGACCGACCGGGCACGCCGGAAAAGGCCCCCGGTATCCAGCGGCGAAGTTCGAACTATCCAGTAGAACCTGCGCGACGTTAGAACTATTGGCGTCCCAGCCAGGCCAAGAATTGTCATCAGTGCCGTCGGCGCGAATACGCTTCACCTGCATCGTGTTCGTCGTAATCGCCAGTATGCGGAAGCGCATCCCGCGGTAAGACATCGACATGACCACGGGGCCGATAACCAACCCTGTTCCCGCGGCGCCGCCATCGTAGTCGACTTCAAGCGTAGTCGAGGTAACCGCGTGAACATTGTAGAAGCCTTGGTTCTGCCCATTTATCTGGATCTGATCCCCAACAAGGAAATGGTGCTGGGCAATCGGGCCGGAGATTACGTCACGTCCACCGGAACCCGTACCGTCCGCCACTGTATAATTGTAGGGGGCGGCTACGTTGACGATCAGACCGACTGTCCAGTCCGTGGGGAAGGTGCCTGCGCCGCTTGGGATCGTGACGACATCGCCACTGAAGGAAAGCACTGATGCGGAGACGTTAGAGCTAAGAGCACTACCTACAGTCAGCTCCAGGCCGGAAGCCCCTGTGTTGCTCGCGCCGACTTCCGGCGCCGTGTACCAGAAAAGGTGGGCGGCATCCGCGCTCAGATCCGCGCCGGGGCCATAGGTAGAAAACGCTGCAGCGTCTCCTAAGGAGGTCAGTGGCGTCTCGCCCGTCTTGATCTCATTGGTGTTTATGAAGTATGCGCCCTGCCCAACGGCCAAGCACATTTCCGTGCGGATATCCCGAGGCGATGCGAAGTAACTCCGAGGTGGCACGAGATAATCTGGATACCTCTGAGGGTTGTAGCCGAACAGTTCCGGGCGTACGTCATTGACCTTTACTTTGTTGCCTTTACTACTGGACTGGTCGAGGGGCTTACCCTGAGGTCCGGAGCTGCTATTCGGCATGCCGGGAAGCTTAGGCATCAGCAGACCGAGTACCGCTTTAGCCGCGAATACCGCTAAGAAAGACGTACCGAGAACTTCGAACCCGCTTTTAGGCTCTCGGTAAATCTCTACATGATCCTTCGCGTCGAATTCAGTCGCGCGCCATTGCCATGGCAGAACCAAATCGCCGTTAAGATAGAGGCTCATGGTGAGTTGGGTAAGGTCGGTTTTCCGATCAATACCGTGGCGGTAAAGCCATTCGGCCAGGGTCTGCCGCTTACGGGTCTTATACGTCTCTTTGCCTTCATCCGACAAACGACTGGCGTAAATCTCTATCATGTCCGGTCTCGATAAAAAACCACGTTGGGGTAGTCTCGCAGCCAGCGGCGGAGCGCTACGAACTGAGGGCCGCGCTTCGCGCTGGTTTCCAATATGCGTAATCCGGTTGGGGACTCAAGGACGATAGCCACATGAGAGCAGATCCGCCCCGTCAACACGCATGCAATAGCGCCGTGCTCCGCTTCGCAGGGCTCGAGGAGAGAGACTTCCGTTGCGTACACCTCAGATGCTTCCCTCGGCTTTTTGGGCCGCAGGCTGCCGTAGGACGGCAGCAGTCGGTGTCCTAATTCGAAATGCCACACCGTCCTAACTAATGACCAACAGTCATGTTTATCCGGGCCGCGGGCCCCGTCTTCATAAGTGCTGTAGAGGTATTTATTGATCCACTCCATCAGAGATACCTGAGCGCCGGCGCGAAGTTGACAGTGTACAGCTTCCTTGGCCAGGCAACACCGATCAGGTTGAAGTACCCAGTCTGAAGCTGCGCCACTTGCCCCTGAACCGATCCGGAGAGCAATGTCAGCACGTAAGGTTTCTCCGCCGGCGCTAGCAGGTTGCCACTCAGGTACGTGCGATAGATGGCAGTCACCCGAGCGTTAACCTCAATCGCCTGGTCGATCAGTCGGGACGCTTCGCCTGTGGTGTTATCCACGGCGAAGGCTAAGGTCTGGTTCCCCTTATTGTTCTTAGCGGCTAGGGCGATGTCGATGTTCGCACCGATGAACGTAACGGTTCGCGCGTCTTCGGTGACCGCGGTGATGTCTTCGAAACCCGTGCAGATGAACACTGATTCCGTCCACGCGTCGCTGACGAGTTCGAGCGTCCTGATAATTTCATCAAGACGCTCATTCGCCCCGGCGTTTACTTCAGCCAGGATTATGCTCATCTAGACTACCTCATACATTCCGGAGAATTCGAGAAGTGTAGAGTTGGCCCCAGGGTACGAGTCATCGTATTTTCTAATGAGAGCGGTTTGGCTATTGGCCAAGATCAGGACATTGAGGGCGCCGCCCGATGTGGCATTCCGGCCCGTGGCGTAGAAGTTCTTAGCCGACACCGTGCCTCCGCTTGGCGGCAAGGTTATTTGTACTGCGGTTGTAGCGCTGCCATTTGTGGTGATGAAGAGGTCGCAAGTAAAAAATATCTGCTTGCCAATTCTCCGGTAGCGCATCGCCCCGGATGCCGAGCTTAATGAGCCAGAGGCGGCGCTAATAGTCGGGGTGTAGGTCAGCCATGTTTCGTTATACAGAAACCCACCGAAAACCCCGCCGTTATCCGCGATTCCGCATAGCATGGTATGCGTAGGAACGACTTCGTTGTCATACGTTCCGAAGCCATAGAAATAGTTCTTTCGGATCTTGTGCGTAGCATCCTCGTAGACAACGTGGGTCCGCATACTACAATCATAGAAGCCGAGACCAGCCGGGAAATCAGCATTATTCATGGCGTCAAAGATTGCACCGATGGCGCCGGATATACCATTACTCTCAAAGTGGCAGCGCGTGAAGGTGCATGAGTCAACGAACTTGAGCCACGCGCAAACCGCGTTCGTGCCTCCTGAGACCGCTTCAAATCGACAAAGATCAAACGAAGTTATCCATGTGTCATTCATCGCTGAATACACACCATCCATATACAACCCGATGGAATTAGGGATGGATAGGGCAACATGAATTTGGGTGAACTTATTGAAAACGTTGTAGTTCCCGGTAGGGGCTGCGCCACCTGCGATATTCACGCCAACTGTTTTCGGGAAAAGGATTTTAATCCGGGAGATCAGGCACCCACTCACGGAGACGAATGCGATGCCAGCGCATTGCCCGTTACAATAAAGCATCATGTCGCTGATTTGGATGTCAGAAACCTGTCCGCGTACATATATTAGAGCAGTCGATCCATTAGGGCCCGTCCATTGCAGGATAGACGGAACCGGGGTTCCGCTCACCGCGAAGCCGGCGCCCGAACCGCGCAACCTGATTCCGTTTTTAGTACTTACCGTAGTTCCTCCGTTACCGTCGCCGATAAAGAGAGTGCTACTGATGTTAAATCTACCGTCGCCAAGATAGACATCACCCCCGCGCGCAGGTAAAGCGTCAATCGCTGCCTGGATAGCCGCAGTGTCGTCCGCAACGCCATCGCCCTTCGCGCCGAACTGGCGAACTGTCCAGCTGTCTCGCTGTGTTAGCTTCCACCTCCCGCCGTCAGTTGCCACGATCACAGAGCCGCCATTATCAGCCGAGGTTACATCAGTAGGATCGTATCGATAAGAGCCGCCACCACCATCCCCCGCTGCGTAATATCCGGTAACTACGGCGTGCTGCGTACCTGTTTGAGGCAGAGCGCGCAAGAGTGCAATCGTGTTTACAACACGGCCCACTCCGTAGACGAGCGCGGAGCCAAGAAGAGGATCATTACTGGCGAGCGCGGCTCGTAGGGCGGCATCACCTACAGAAACGAATTTGGGCTGATCCGTTACCCAATTATTTACGGTGGTATATGGTAGGCTGAGGCCGGGGCCTGCTCGCCAGTAGTCGCCATCTTTCGAGAAGATCTGATTAGGACGCGTAATAGTCAGCGGGCCATCGGTGTCGTAATCGCCGATAAACTCGTAGCCTGATTGGAGAAGGAATGCCGCGAAAGCAGTTTCAAATCCCGCCCATGTTTCCCTGCGTTTACCGAAACGATCAGTGAACGCTGGGGCAATCGAGTTCATCGCATCATCGAAATTCGAGGCGTTGTCGTACAAATCCTTCGGCGAAGTAGAGCCTAGGGGATTGCCTGTCAGATAAGTATTGGTCATTTAGCAGTCCACTAGATAGTTGGGATCATGGTAGTGAAAAACAGGCCGACACCAGACGAGCAGTTAAAGCACGCCATGGTCCCGTTGGTATTAATTTGAATTCGAGGGCCCGGCACGGTAGTCGATAGCGGAGTATTTGGCGGGCTCACGCAGGGAATCACTATAGGAAAGAGTGGGCGGAAGCCGGCTGGCAAAGTCGCAAACACCGCCCCGTCAGTAGCAGTACCGCTCTGAATTTGGACCTCTATCTGAACCATATCTGCCACTTTTCGGTATGCGGCTCGTGCCCCTGAGACTACCACCCAGCTATTCTGAAGCGTAAAGTTGGTGAAGGCAGCAACAGCGACACCTGCCGTAACTCGACCTTTTGTGTCGACGGTAACCTGTTGGTATGATCCTGCGCTAATACCGGACGCCGCCAAGGTAATCGCAGCGGTTGCATTCGAGGTCCCGTCGAAGTTAACGGTCCATGTCGCATCGCCAGTGGTAGAGATACTGCGAGAGGCAGTCAGACTAGCCGCGCTGCCGGTGATGCTCGTGATATCAGTATTAGCCCCGGATGCCGCCGCTCCAAGAGACGTACGTGCCGTTGCTGCCGTTGTCGAGCCGGTGCCGCCTTGAGCTATGCTAAGCGCAGTTGTCAGACCGGTGATACTGGTAATATCAGCATTTACCCCGGAGGCAGCCGCAGATAACGCAGCCCTACCAGCAACTGCGTTTGCGATACCGCCGAGCGTTCTGCCGAGCGAGGTCAGATCATATGTAGCAAGGGTCGCTGCGCCTGTTGCATATAATCCTTTATTAGCCGAAAGCGTAAGGCTAGCTAGGGCCGCCACGTTAGGACTTACCAGAGCGGCGGCATCCAGCTCCATCTGATACCAGCTCTTACGCGCTACTCCAAGGCGGTCTGGATAACTGGCATTGTTGCCGTTTGCAAGGTTATCGAACACCGTCGCGTTATCGTCCAGGTCGCGGGGGTCGATCGAAGGGACGGGATTCCCCGTATTGTAAGTGCTCATGGCTGCGGCCAGTCCTCGTTAATTGCGGTATCCATGGCTTCAATGTTCGCCTGCCAGGGGTTTAGAGGCCACTCGCGATTCATTGCAAAATCGAAAATGTCTGCGTGCAAAATGTAGTCGGGCAGTATCTCAGCCCATCCGGGGTCAAACAAGGGTCGATTCCTTACTTCGCAGTTAACCTGATATTTCCAGAGAAATTTCCCTGTTAGCTCTCCACCTACTGGCGTTTCGGTAAACCGAACCTCTTGATCTTCGAAACCCAAAGGCGTATGCAGCTCGATCTCAAACCATCCCGCGCCGACTACCTGAGCAGCCCAAGCCTCAAACAACGAAGCCTGTGGTGAAGTCATTATCCAGCGCAGCGAGACCATGGTCGGTACGTTGCGAAACTCGATCCGCTGGCGTGCCCTACCGCTGTCCATCTGTGTGCGACGGATGTTGTTAACCGGGGTGAACGCGTAGTTCTCCCTCAGCGGGCAAGGCAGCCCTTCCGGGTAGACTGGAATCGGCATCAGCGGCCCGCCGTCTGCAAACCGAACTTACGGTTCATCGCGTCAGCTGTACGGCCATCGCCGAGCAGGTCCGCTACGAAAACATCGATCATCTTCTCCCCCTGGTCGCCAGTGCGCTCTTGGGATTGCCCGGCGCGTGATGCGTCTTCGATCAAGTTTACCGTAGTGTTGCCGGTTCCGGTTGGCGATTTTATATCGTTGAGGGTTTTGTCCAGTTTGGCGCTGGTCTGCGCGGTGGTTACGCGCTCCCCTTTCTGGAGCAGCCAGGTGCCGGTTTGAGGCACCGCGTCGATACCATCGTGCGCCATGCCGGCCAGTGCTACGCCTTCGGCTACTGCTGTCGTAGAGAGAATGGCACCCGTGGCCGCGATGGCGTTAGAGCCGAAGGATGCCAGGGAGGCTAGCGCAGCTGCGGGGGCATATGCAGCCGCGATAGCAGTACCGGTAACACTCGCTTGGGCGATAGACGCTGCGGACGACGTGGAGCCTACCAAGAGCTGCACAGCTTGATACACGAGCCACTGCGCGGCCATCTTGACCAGTGCGCCGACCACGGCTTGAACCATCGTGCGCCCGAGATCCGCGAACGCTTCGCCAACCGTCTTGGTGCCGTCGAGGATCGACATGAAGCTATCTGCTAGTCCGCCGCTTAGGGTATCGAGTGCGCCTTTGACGAACTCCGAAGCTTGCGCGCTGTAATTTTGTGCTTCCTCGGCCCAGTTGGCCCAAGCTTCGGACGCACCTAGGAAGAACGAACCCTGAGCTTCGTCAACCTGATTGTAGTAGTCCTGCTGCATCACCAGGCGAGACGCCAGGTTCTCCTCGAGGATCGCTGTCTCTTGAGTGTAAAGGTCTTCGCTGATCTGCCCGGTGTTGAACTGTTTGTTCAGCTTGTCCAGTTCGGACTGGTAGTCCTTACGGATCGACAGGTCTTCCTTAAGCCGTTCGCGCAGCTTCTCGCCGGAGCCCAGTCCAGCCAGTTGCGAGTCTAGGCCTTCCTGAGCGGTGTTCAGCTTCGAGGATTGGTTCTCTTGGAACGCGGCGAGCTTGGCGGCTTCCTCATAGCTAGTTTTCCGCGCCGCGATCTCTTGCTCCAAGGCCACGTTGCGCTTGAGTTGCGCGCGCAGCAGATCCGCGCTAGCCAAGATCGATTTCTGATCGGCTGTCTGAATATCAGTCGACTTGATGTCGGCGATCTTTTGCTCGAACTCAGCGAGAGCCTTAGCCTGCGCACCTAGCGTTTTGTATTTGCCGGTCTGATCGTCGATCGAATCCGATTGCAGTTGAAGCGCTGCGGCTTGCTCGCGCAAAGTACCGAGCAGCTTCTGGCCGGCGTCCTCCCGAACGGCCGGCGTCTTCTTGACTGCTGGGTCTTTGTACTTTTCGTTGATCGCAGCGATGTCTTTTGCTTGCTGTTCTGCGGAGAGCAACAACGATTTATCGCCGGAAGCGCGGGCCGCAGTTACGCGGCGCTCGACCAGTTCTCGATATTGACCGATCTCTCGAGCGCGCTTGTCGGCGTTGCTTTCAGTTTCCCGGCGCAGCTTGTCCAGCTCAACCTGGTCGCGGAGTGCAGTTGCCTGCTGCTCCTGTTGAAAGCCTTTAGATGCGGCGCGGCGGTCCTGCTCATTCTTCAGAATCAGCTTTTGCGTTTTGTCGGCCTGCAACGCTTGTTCACGGAAGTCGTCCGCGGGCGCGAGATTGCTAAAGCCGTCGCCTGCATTCAGCCGTTTGGCATTAGCGATCTGATTCAACTGGTCGTCGAGCTTCTTAAGCTGTTGGTCCAGGGTATCTTCGCGACCGATGTTGAGCGCCGCATCCCATGCCGATTTCGCGGCACTCTTAACCGCGTTCCAACCGGTTTCTAGGTAACCGAGGTTCTTCTGCACGGATGTGGCCGTGCGCTCTAGGCCTTGTTCGTAAGCAGCGTTGGCTACGGTCGCCGCTTCCTGCACGTTCCCCTGTTCCTGAAGAGCTTTAATGTGCTCGTAAGTCGTCGCGGTCAGGAAGTTCATCGACTCGTTAAGCTTGAGAATTTCCGCCGTCGGGTCTTTGGCGATCTTCTCGAAGTTCTTGACAGTCTCTTCTGCTGCTTGCCCGGTCGCCTTCTCGAAAGCGATGGCCGCTATGGCGATCTGTTCAAAAGCCTCTTTCGGGATGCGCGTCGATGCGGCCAGTTGTGCTAGGACGCTGGACGCTTTGCTGATCGTGCCGCCGGACAGGGAAACCTGTTGAGCCAAATCAGCCAGTTGATTGGTAGTCGTTCCGGCGGTGTTGCCGGTCATCGCCAGGGCGCTGCTGAAAGCTGTTGTCTCGTCGCTGCCCTGCTTATAGGCGAGCGCGAGGACTGCTGCGGCTGCTGCGGCAACCGTGAAGGGGTTGACGAGCCCGAGGACGTAACCTCCGAGCGCTTTCGCCGCAGGGCCGATGCCGCCGAACATATCCTTGAGCTGGCCGCCTTGCTGGAGCAGCACAGTCAGAGGCGCCTGTCCGGCTTGGAGCGAAACGGCGATGTCGGTGAACTGCGCCGGCACGTTACGCAGGTTCGCGGCCATGGCCTTGGCGGAGATCCCTTGGGCGTTGAAGCCTCGGGTATTAGCGTTTAGTGCTTTATCCGTCGCGGCCAGGGCGTTACGCGTTTCGTTGAGCTTGGCAAGGTAAACGGTGTAGTCGTC